TCATTTAAGAAAATCGCACTAGCCATGGTTGCAGCCATGACTTTGGGCACAATCGTAGCAACACCTGCAAGTGCTGCTGTAATGACAGTCGCTGTATCATTAGATTCTGTAGCAAACACTACAAACTCTTCTATTGCTACACCTGCTGCATTGCCAGTCCCTGCAGACAACACAGTTGACGCTGCAGACGCACTTAGGTTCGTAGCAACTGTTGACACAGGAACATCAGTTTCTGTTACAGCAACAAACGCAACAATCGTGTCTGCATTACACACAACCGCTGCACCAGTAGGAGCAACATCAGGATCTTCATCTTTGACAATTGCAACTGGTACAGGAACAACCGCAACATTTTATGTCTATACAAAGACAACCGCAATCGGCACAGTTGTAATCAACAACCAGGGAACAACCCTTACATACTATGTACAGGGAACTGCTGGTAAGATTAATACTCTTACAGTATCTGCCCCTGCTTCAGGTGCTGCTGGAACAAAGCAAGATATCACAGTAACTGCAACAGATACATTTGGTAACAAAGTATCAGGTAAGTCAATTACTGCAACTGTCTTTGCTACAACAGCAACACTAGACACAGCAACAGCAACAACTGGTGCTACTCTTTCAGATTTTGGAGTTGCAAAGTTTGTTGCAACACTTCCAGCAACTGGAACACGATCATTAATCACATTTGCCCCAACTACCGCTGGAGATGCAACAACTGCTGATGTAGTTGGTTTACCTGCTCGTGCACTAGCACCATTTGCAGAAATCGCAGTTCGTGATCTAGTATCAGAACTTGCTGCTGAGAAGGCTGCAAAGGATGCAGCACTTGCTGCTAAGGCTGTTGCAGATGCTGCAGTTCTAAAGGCTGCTGCAGATGCAGTTGCTGCTAAGGCTGCTTCAGATGCTGCTCTTGCAGCAGAGAAGGCTGCTTCTGCAACCGCTCTTGCTAAGGCACTTGCTGATGCAAAGGTAGCATCAGATGCAGCACTTGCTGCAAAGGATGCACAAATCGCTAAGCTAACTACAGACAATGCAGCAGCGTTGGCTTCCCTAAAGAAGTCATTCAATGCACTAGCCACAAAGTGGAACAAGAAGAATCCAAAGGCTAAAGTTACTTTAGTTAAGTAATTAATTAGTAATAAGGGGGCAAGACTAATAGATCTTGCCCCCTTATCTTATAAATGATAGAATTATATAATAGAATTGAAAGGAAAATCAATGGAATCACATAAAAGAACATCTTTAAAAACAATAAGCTGGGAAATATTTCACCTTGTAGTTCTTGCTGGTATTATATTTTTGTTTACTGGAGAGTGGGAGTACGCTACGCTTGGTGCCATGATATATATAGCATTTGAAGCTACTGGATATTTTATTCACGAAAGACTTTGGGTAAAATTTGGAAAGAAGGTAAAGTAATGGGAAAGCATTTAGATAAAATACAGAAAGCGCTGGCTCAAAGAATAGCAGCCACCCCAAATGGGTCTGGATATAAAAAGCCAGGTTCCATGAACAAGAAAAAGACTGGCTATCGTGGGGCAAAAGCAAAGAAGTCATAAATGGAATCTTACCTCGACAAAATATTTGTTTTAAAAAACTTTATATCTAAAGAAGATTGCCAAAGACTGATAGACAAATTTGCTATAAACGCTACATATATACCAGAATCTGAAGTAATTAGAAGCGGATTTTCTGTTACTATTGAAAGAGAAGATTACGAGTCTATAATAAGCTCTGATACCTTGGAAGCAGAAGTTTTAAAAAAAATGTCTGATGCACTTTCAGATCATTACGGCACAAAAATGGAAATTAAATCTATATTCCATAGCATAATGGATGTTGGGGGGACAAACTCACCACATTGGGACAATTATGTTGAGAATGGAGAAGAAGACGTATCATCTTTGTTGTATTTAAATGAAGATTTCGATGGCGGTGTGCTTAGTTTTATAAATCAAAAAATTTATTTAAAGCCAGAGCCAGGAATGTTTGTATTTTTTAGAGGAGAAAGAGATCTTTTGCATGAAGTAGAGATGGTTACAAGGGGTTCTAGAGAGGCTCTAGTGGGTTTCTCGTGGCCTACCAGCAAGAGACTTAGTCTTAATACCTAGTAAATGCTATAATAGTTAACTAGACGGCATTCTAGACCCGTCTAAATTAAACCTATAGGAGTAATAAAATGACAGATGGATTGAATTTAACAGGATTTAACGAAGTAAAGCCAGCAGGAACTTCCCCTTGGCCAACAGAAAGCTACACAGAGGCACCAGCTTCAGCTTTTCCAGCATCAGACAAGTCAACACAAGACGGTGCTGGCTTAGGAAACAACGGTAAGTAATTTATGTGCGCTATGTGTGGCTGCAGCTCAGAAGCATTTATGGGCGTAGAAATGCCTAATCAAAATGTTTATGATGTAGGACCAGGACATATGCCTTCTCCAGAAATGTTTGGAACAGATTCAGAGAATGCATTAGGTGTCTCAAGAACAGAAATGGATATGAATTAATGTCAATGGATGGTACAGGTATGGCTCCTCCGCCTAGCGGAGCAGCAGCAGGTGCAGTAACTAGTCGAGAGGCTACAAGAAAAAATCCTAGACAAGGATTAAAGATTGATACAAACAAACACGGTATTCGTCGTGAGACAAGTACTGCCCCAAGGCCACCTAAAAAAACAGGTAGAAAAAAAATATAATGTGTAAAAATTGTGGTGCATGCTCGAAAGAGCATGCACCATCAATTGATAATTCGGTAGACAAACAACTAGATCTTCCATTTTAAAAAAGGGTGCTAATATTTAATGAAAAAAAGAAAGTTGTTAGATAACGTATACACCTTTTTGCCTAGAGTTTATCAGGGGGCGGAAGTAGAAGAATTTGAAAAGGCGATAGATTTAACAATACATACAAAAGCACCTGGAAAATGGTTGCTAATTGATTTAGAGACTGGACAAGAGTATATAGGGTCAGATACACCTAATGCTTACGGCAAATGGATGAGACTTAAGGATAAGTATGAGCAATAAAAGACTTTACTTTCTGCATATACCAAAAACTGCTGGCAAAAGTGTAGGTTACGAACTTGGAAATGAACTTAACAAACACAATATATCGAACTACATAAGCACTCATTATCCCAATGAGTCAGATCTATCAAAAGAAGTTTACTTTTCTGGCCACTTTGGTACTTATCCGATAGAAAAATTCCCAGATATATCTATTTCATGTTTAGTTAGAAATCCCATAGAGGCTAGAGTTTCTTATTTTAATTTTATATTCGGAAGAGGCGATTTAGATGTGCCAAAGTATATAAACATAGATGGGTATATTAATAAGCTTAGGTACTACTTATTTGAAGATGAAGATTTTATTTTGCACAATAACTATCAGTCTAGGTTTATATGCAATCCTACAGATGACGTAGCTTTTGCAGATATCTCTTTTTGGGAAAAGAATGAGGAAAGCATATATAGACAGCACAACTTTTCAAAAGGCAAGGCATTTAGCTGGTTTGTAAATAATGATAATACGTCTATTGAGAATGCAATAAAAAATATAAAATCATTTGATATAGTTAATACAGTTGAGTCTATGGAGTCTTACTATAAATCTGTTGCTAAATGGTTTTTAGAAAATTATAGTATCGAATTAAATTTAAATCATAATAAAATTATTAATTCGTCTCATACATTATTTAATGGGTCTTTTTATACAACTAAAAAGCTTTTAGATATGTTAACGGAAAAAGAAAAAGAAAAGATACTAGAGAACAATTCAATAGACTATCAGGTCTACAGCATGGTAAAAGAAATGGAAAAAAATGAGAAGTAAGTCTGATTTTGATTTTAATTTTAGATACATTAAGTCATTTAATGTAGAAAATTTAAAAGAAAAAGTTATGCAATTTTCTAATGAATGGGAAATAAATACTTCAAGACAGAATGTTGTGTATGAAGATAGACCTAACCCACACCTAAATACACACACTTACATTATTCAAGACTCATCATTATATTGGAATAGGGGAGAAGATTTTTTTAAAAACACATTAGATAAAGAATCTTATGACATAGTTTCCACAATAGTTAATGATCTAGAGGACAGAATGGTTGGTATTTCCGCTAGAATACTTTTAATCAAGCTTAGTGCAAACAGCAAAGTTTTTGTGCATAAAGATAGTGGCGACTACTTGTCATCAGTAAGAAGATTTCATATACCAATTATAACTAACCCAGATGTTTACTATACCGTGGGGGGAGAAAAAATTAATATGAAATCAGGAGAGTGTTACGAAATAAACAATCTTAGACTTCATAGTGTAGATAATGAAAGCGATCAGGATAGAGTCCATCTATTGATAGACATAATGCCTGAGTCTGAAATAAAAACCATTAAATCATTAAAAACAGATGCTAGAGTTAAAGAAATAAAAAACTTTATTGAAAAAGAAGATGCTGATATTTTAGTAGAATACATAAATAATAATCATTTGGACATAGACAAATTTTTGTTGCCAGCAACTGCTGCAAAAAATAATAGGTTTAGATACGAGTCCAATGTCCCAGAGCACCATGCCTTTTCTAACCATAAAGAAATAATAGGCATTCTTAAAAAATATTCTGATAAGTTTTTGCATGAGTGCAAGACATATTTTAACGATCCAGAGGATCTCTACCTTGCATCTCAATGGCTAACAATGTTAGGTGCTGGGACACGTCTACCAGATCACTATGATAATCACGTAGGAGCCGAACATTTGTTTAGAAGCGGAGTAATATATTTAAATGATGAATTTGATGGCGGGTTCTTAAAATTTCCAGAATTAAATCTCACAGTAAACCCAGAAAAGTATAGTATCGTAATATTTGAATCCCATACTTTGCATCAAATAACTGAGGTTATTTCTGGAATTAGAATGGCAATGCCAATTTGGGCAACAAATAAAAAAGAAAGAGGTATATCACATGGATAAGGTTAAATTAGTTAATAATTTTATGACACAAGAGGATTGTAATTTCTTTATAAAATGGATAGATGAAAATCAAAACGATCAATCTAAGTTTAGGCACAGAGTTGGCGTTGCTTTTAATAAAGGGCTAGCAGTAAGAGCAATTTTCCCAGACGAAAAGCCTCCAGTTATCTTTAAAGACATAGAGGACATATGCATGAAATATGCAAATAAATTTATGGACCTGCACAAAGAGCTACTTCCTTCTGAAGAAGAACAGTATTTTTATGGATTTTCGCTTACAAAATTAAGCCAAGATATACAACTCAGACTACACCAAGACGTACACTCTGAGTTTACAACTCTTTCTAATAGCGGAGTAATATATTTAAATGATGATTATGTAGGGGGAGAGTCTTGCTTCTTAGAAGAATTTGAGCCAAGATCATTTTTCCCTCTGTATGAAGACTCTATGGGTGGTCTTACATACAAGCCAAAGGCAGGGGACATTGGAATTTTTCCAGCAAATATTTGGCATGGCGGTAAAAAAGTTGAATCTGGAGACAGATATGCTATAGTTCTTTGGGCTACTACAGATAAAGAAGTAGAGTTTGAAGGCTTTGATTCAGATAAAGTGCTTCATCTAATTAATTATAAGCCAGTTGCATCAGAGTAGCTATTGACCTTTTCTAACTAAAATACTATAATTAGATTAAATGTCCCATAGCTCAGTTGGTAGAGCGTCGAACTGTTAATTCGAATGTCCCTGGATCGAGGCCAGGTGGGACAGCGTTCCTATAGCTCAGCTGGTAGAGCAGCAGACTTTTAATCTGCGGGTCGATGGTTCGAGCCCATCTGGGGACACACGTGTAATACAAAATATATAGGAGAAAAATGAAAACAGTAGGAAATAAAATAGGAAACTTTTCTGTAGTTGGCGTTAAGCCAGGTGCATTAAGTTATGAAGATAGCTCTTTTGAAGTCTTGAATCAAGACTCTTTCCCTGGAAAGTGGAAAATTATTGTTTTTTATCCAAAAGATTTTACATTTGTATGCCCAACAGAAATTGTTGCCTATGATGCACTAGTAAATGACTTTAATGATAGAGATGCAGTTTTGATGACTGGATCAGTGGACAATGAATTTTGTAAGATTGCGTGGCGTAATGCACACGATGATCTTCGTAAAACAAATTCTTGGTCTTTTGCAGATACTGGACATCAACTCGCAAACGATCTTGGAGTTCATCATTCATCTGGAGTTACTTATCGTGCTACATTTATTATTGATCCAGAAAACACAATTCAGCATGTAACTGTAAACAATTTAGATGTAGGAAGAAACCCAGACGAAACTCTTCGTGTATTAGATGCACTTCAAACAGGTGAACTATGTGCTTGTAACAGATCTTTGGGCGGAGAAACTCTATAATGACATGGGTAGACCAGCTTAAGGATTCTCTTCCAGAATACGCTAAAGACATTAAGTTAAATCTTGATGCTGTGATTAATAGATCGTCTATTGATGCAGAGCATGCCACATATATTTCAATAGCAGCAGCATTTGCAACAGGCAACGGAAAGCTACTTGCCTTTATTACTGCTAATGCAAACGATGAAGTTGAAAAAAATGCTGCCCTTACTGCTGGTGCTATCATGGCACAAAATAACGTTTGGTATCCATTTATTGAAATGGCTGATGACGTAAACTTAAAGGGGTTGCCAGCACAGCTAAGAATGAATGCTATTACTTCTCACGGTGGCACAACTAAAGGAAAGTTTGAAGCTTATTCATTAGCATCGTCTATTGTTGGTAAATGCCACTTTTGTGTGAAGGCACATTATGAAACATTGAAAGAAGAGGGATACACGGTAGAGCAGCTACGTGATATTGGAAGAATTTCAGCAACAATTAATGCGTTAGCAAAGATACTATCAGCGTGATAAAAAGACCAGCATGGATATTTGACGTAGATGGTACACTAGTTGATGTTGACCCGATACTTCATCATATACTAAATCAAGACAGGTCTAGCGAATTATTTAAAAGAAATTTTGATGATTTTCATAAAGCTTCAATTAATTGCCAGCCACATAAAGATGTAGTTGATATGGTATGGGAAGTATGTGATACCCTAGACATTATTATAGTTACCGCTAGGAAAGAAAAGTATAGAGGCTTAACTTCTAAATGGCTTAAAATGCATAATGTCCCACATGATGTATTATTCATGAGAAAAGATGATGATCATAGAGAAGACTATGAAGTTAAAAAAGATATTCTTGAGCACATTAATGAGTACTGGGAAGTAAAGCATGCAGTTGATGACAATCCAAGTATAATTAAATTGTGGGAAGAAAATGGAATTTCCACAACTAAAATAGGAACATGGGACGGGATTAAAAGATGATAATTGGATTATCTGGGTATGCTAGATCTGGTAAAGATACGGCGGCAGATAGATTAGTTGAGGCCCACATGTTCACACGGTACTCATTTGCAGCACCAATGAAGGATGCCATGTATAAGTTAAATCCTATAGTGCATTCAGATAGCATAGGTAATTTTAGATACAAGGACTTGGTGGATTCCTATGGCCTAGATGAGGCTAAAGATTCTCATCCTGAAATACGAAGGTTGCTACAAGTTTTTGGTACAGAAGTAGGAAGAGACATGTTTGGCAATAATTTCTGGGTAGACCTCGCTTTAAATAGCATAACAGAAGACAATGTAGTGATAAGCGATGTAAGGTTTAAAAATGAAGCAGATGCAATCAAATCAGCAGGTGGGAAAGTCTGGAGAATCAATAGGCATGGAGTTGGCCCAGTAACCAATCATTCTTCTGAGATAGATCTAGATAGCTATAACTTTGACTATATAATAGACAATGATTATAGTGTTTCAGACCTACACAATGTAGTTGACATGCTATTGGAAAAACAAATTGATTAAGTTACTTTGTACTTTTTTTGGACATAAGCTTGAAGCATCTGGACATTGTCCATTTACAAATAAGTCTTATGACATGTGCCAAAAGTGCGGTAAGATGGTTGAGAAAAAAAGTATCTGATCTGATATAATATATATATGATAACTAATATTCCGCCGTGTTTCTACTGTCCAGAAGACAGCAAGTATTCAGAACCAGAGCCAAAAACTGGGGCAGTAATAGATGTTTGCGAAAAGCATTTCCATTTGAAGTACATGGGATAATCTTTGTCTTACAGTAGGTTCTTTGATAGCGACATATATATATATCCTCATGTAGGAGGCTATGTATGCTGTGCAGCATGCTGGCTTTCAAAAGAAGCTAATTCTGAGATAATAAAAGACGATGAGCATTTGTTCATACATATACAGGAGCATATAAAAGCTGGTCACGATATACCAGAAATGCTATATTATGAAATCATAATGGATTCAACAAGATATACATCATTGACAAAACCAGAATAAAATAGTAAAATTATTTTATGATAACAGTTATAGAGAATTTTATAAGCGAAGAAGATTCTGCTTTTTTTATTGAATATATTAATAAAAATAAAGACAATAAGGATAAATTCCCTTTAACTAGAGGCGAAGCTAAGGGCAAGGTTAGAAGCGAAGCTAATATACCAGAGCTAGTTGATCTAAAACAACATTCTGATGCCTTAGATAAAATTAAATTAGTTTCCAATAAAGTGCTAGAGCAATTCAAAAAGATGTCTGGTAACGATAATCTGGTAATATGTTCATTTTGGATGGCTTTGCTAGGGCCAACAACAAAAATACCTATGCATAAAGACGACATAAAGTTTGCGGAGCACTTGTATTTAAGCTGTGTAGTGTATTTAAACGAAGATTACGATGGAGGCAGTATTACATTCAGAGATGAAGAATTTACATACAAGCCGAAAAAATATAGTGCAATATTTTTTCCATCTTCATATTACCATGAAGTAGAAACTATAGATAATGGAGTTAGAATTACTCTACCTGTCTGGGCATCTAAAGATGAGACTAGAGATATGTTTTTAGACAACCCAATAATTACAGATCCATTTAAAACTGCTGGGGTAGACGAAAATGACCCCGCTCTTAGCTATTTGATAGATAGGTATAATAATCATTAAAAATAAAAACATAATCTTTTATGAATCTTCCTTCTATTCAGATTATAAGTCTCTTTCTCCAGCTAAAAATTTTATACCAGAATGGTACAGAAAAAATAAGTTTGAACACTTAAAAGATTGTATGCCTTTTATGGACTCATTTATATCTGGCTATATGGTAACCATACCTTACGACATAAATGTAAAAAACAATAATGGATCAGTAGAGATCAGACATGAAGATGGAACTGATTATAATAGCGCTATAAGATACATAGAGGATTCTAATTTAGTTCCATATAATCACCATGCAGTTGAATTTGCTTGGGATATTTGTGCTTCAATCAAGATCCCATATGGAGCAAGTATTCTTTTTACACATCCCTTTAATAGGCACGATCTGCCATTTACAACATTGAGCGCAATAATCGATGGCGAGTTTACATTAATACCACATGGAGCATTTCCATTTTATATAAAGAATGGATTTGAGGGTACAATTAAAGCTGGAACCCCAATTGCTCAGATAATACCGTTTACTAATGACTCATGGAAAGCAGAAATAGAATCTGGGCTCTCTGAAAATGTTAAAAAAAATCGTAAGTTTATGCCCAAAGACTGGTACAAGAAAAGTGCATGGAAAAGAAAATCTTATAATTAATCTGTTGTATACCATTGACAGCACCTACTCAATATAGTATACTAAATATATGAAATCTGGTAGAGAGTCCGCTTTAATTAATAGATCGCTGGCAAAGCCTAGTGGAATTGAAATGCCACAGGAAGCTATGCTAATTTTAAAAAAGCTCCAATTAGCAAAAGCTTACGGCAGCAAAAGAAAATATGAAAAAGAATTAGTCAAGCTTGCTCAGCAATATCCTCATATGTCAGAAGAAATATTTAAACTGAAAGTTTGGAATTAATGAGAGAGCCCAAAATAATGAAAATGGACTGGCGTTCATTAGGATATTGGCCTGTCTATAAAGATGGAAAGCTTACATGGGAAAAGGATCCAGATGAGAATGCTAATTGAGTTTGTAGAAAGATACCTTATGCGCCCTAAACGCCTACGAGAAGCAATTGAGGCGGTAGTTCATGAGAATGATGAGCTGCTACGAATCCTTAAGCAACACGAAGAGGAAGGCCCAACTAATCTAACATGGGCTGAAGGCGATAGATGGTATGGCTGGACATACAATAGTAACGCCAAACGTTATTACTTTGATGACATTGGTAATGAATCATTAATGGGGCTGTGGGAAGACCAGTGGCTAAGAGAAGCAGATGAGGCGGTAACAAAATGATGCAATACTGGTCATGGATATTAGCAGCAATTGGCGTTACAGGAATATTTTTTGTGGGACGAAAGCTTGTTTGGGCATGGCTCTTGCTATTGTTTAATGAGTGCTTGTGGATAGTTTATGCTCTAACTACTGAGCAGTATGGGTTTATTTTTGCAGCCCTAGCTTATGGTATAGTATATATTAGATCCTACATACACTGGTCTAAAGAGCCAGTAAATAAGATACCTTTATAGTGCGAAAAAGTGCGGCGGTAGAGAGCATCTAGTCACTACGTGACAAATATGCTATACTGAAAAGGTAAGCTAGTTTGGGTTCGTCTAATGGTCGGACACCCGTTTCCGAAACGGAAAATATAGGTCCGATTCCTGTACCCAAAGCTTACAAATGGTATACTATGGATATGGACAATACAATGGATTACTTATCAGACAACGAAGATGAAGACAAATGGGACAATGTTCAAAAGGCCTGTTGGTCTGGATATACCCAAAGAGGCATGAAAGACAAGAATGGTAAGCAGGTTCCTAATTGTGTACCTATTGAAAAGGCGGAGGATCTATCTGAAGCAGATCAGGTAGAGAAGTCAATATGGAAGGGAACGTTCCTTAAATAATGGGCATCCTAGACAACCTTGAAGCATACATCGATCTTGGCGATATTAAAGATTTAGATCTAACTGAAGATATAGATAAAGAAGATATATAGCAGCATATTGACCGCCTGAAAAGTGAATTTCGGCGGGAGAGACCATTTAGTCAGTACCTGACTTAGATAGGCATCATGAAGAAGCTCAATGAAGTATTTAAGCCATACAAGGCTCAATTTGATCGATCTCCAATACATATTAAGATCATAGCCGTTTTGTGCGTTATGTACCTATCTGTCCCAATTGACCCATTTGATATACTATTTCCCTGGATGGCATTTACAGATGATCTATTTATAGCAGGTATCCTAATCAAGATTCTGCACAAACACGGCGGGCTACCAGAAGAAGTAAGAACTTCACCAATAGAACTATTAAGAGATATATTCAATAGAACAGATAAGAAGCAAGAGACATCATTGGCAGTACATTTATTTAAAGATAATGTATGTAGTCACTGTGGATTGAAATCCCTTGGCTAAAGCTTGGTCAGATAAGTCTGAATGGATCACAAATTGTCCTATATGCTACTGTGCAGTAACATATCAATTAAGAGATTATCATATACAATACCATGAGCAACAGGATCTAAACCAGACAAATAGGTCCTAACTCCTATATCCCCCTCCCATTTATCTCCTCTCTATGAGCCTCCTAGAGGCTTTTAAAGTGGAGTATTGTGGAGTAAAGTGGAGAATATATACTATAGATTTAGTTCCATATACTATAGTTATACTAAGATAAACATTACTATGTAATTGAGCATATCATAATCATAACCGTAATGTCAATAGGACCCATATGATCTATATGAGACATGCAGCATATTCCAGCGATATTGTCAATAGCTCCGTAAAGGGCATATTTGGCCCACATTGTCAACATATTTTGTATAACAATTTGATATAAATTCTGACAGATTCTGGCTATATTATGCCTAATTCATTATATGTTTTAATAGATAATATATTCATTTTATTATATTCTGCTGAATATTCCAGCGATTTTTAAAGCTTGGTCGTAAACGGATAATTTTGCCCACATGCCCATACATAAAAAGATATCCACAGGACCTGTGTAGATCCTATGGATATCTTGGGCTATGTAATCAAGAGTAATACTTAGATAGATATATCTGTTCGGTCTTGATATATGTTACTTATGTTGTAATTGGCTCAAAGTTAGCAATGTAATCATTGAGTCTATCTGCCATCATTAGGGCTTCTGATGTTACTCCTTCTTCCCATGCATTATCAAATTGTCCCGCCGTTTGTTTGATAATTTCGACACATAGTTCCATTACCTTTGATTGAGTATAATACCCACAACCATTTACAAGTTCCCGTGCCATGATAGTTGGATTAAACCAATGACTATCCATAGCCTCCAGTACTTTTTCTGCTGCTTTGGTTTCGATTGATGATGTTTTTGCCATATCCGCCTCTCGCCTAACTATTGATTATACCAAAAATAAGAGAGGAGGTCAAGGACCAACGAAGCCCTGACCCCCGTCCCTGGTTTTACTTAGCCTTGTTTGTAGAGGTTTCTGCTGTAAACTTAACGCCGTTCTTTTCTGCCTCCGCTAGAGCTACCTTTGCTGCTCCTGAGAATCGACCACGTACGCCGACTGTGATGCCCTGTGCCTTTAGATATTCACGCTTTGTTGTCATTTGTTGTCCCCTTTCAAAGAGATCTTTTTTATTAATTATAGCAACTTTCCACGGATTTGTAAATAGTCGCCGTAAGACATTTTTTCTGCCCTTATGAAACTTGTTCTATCTTATCTTTAATTAGTTTAGAGATTATATT